CGCCTTACGAGTGCCTGGTTCGCCCACGCAAACGAGGTGAAGTAGCATGGAATGGCGATAAGGGATTTTCCAGTGCTTATCGATGACCCACAACACCCGGGAAAGCATATCGACACCGAGACCGGGTGCTGGCCGATTTCAGAATGGGGTAACGCCTGTTACCGGGGTTTCGTCAGTTCTGAGCGGTTCGCGACCCAGAACGATGCCGTGATGCCGAAGAGCAACCGGGCGGCTCTGAGGAAGTGGCGTAAACTTGATGACTCGAGAGGGAAGTGATAGGGCGATGAGCGAACCCCGCTACTGGACACGACATGCGCCGATATCGATGCATGGCTGAATCTGGCCACCGACATGGGGATGGACCCGCTATGAGCGAAGAGAAACTGCCCGACGATATCCTCTGGCACCAATCAGGCGTAAATCAGAAGGGAGAGCCTTTCGTTCAGCTCCTGAAGGGGAACGAGATCATCGGCCAGATGAGCGTGGAAGAGGCCCGCGACCACGCACGCGCAATCACTGAAGCGGCCGAGGCGGCAGAGACTGATGCATTCATTTTCAACTGGGTGTTGAAGAAGGTCGGCGGCGGACCCGTACAGGCAATGGGCCTGCTTACAGAATTTCGCCAGTACCGTACTGAGGTCACCGGCAAACGGGAAGGGCCGACGAATCCGCGAGACTGGGTGATGCCGAAGCCAAAGCCTGACGGGGGCGACTTTACGAAGAAGAATCCCTTATGAGCCAGCCACCGAAACCCCCAGTGATCTATGCGTGGATTGGAGAGGATGAGAACGGCTCGCGCCGCATCGGGATTAAGCAAGGTATCGTACCGGCGGGCTGCATCCCGCTCGCGGCAATGGACTATCATCTCGATCGGCTCGCAAAATTGCTACCCCAGATGGAAGCGCAGGCCGCGCAATTCGGTAAGAAAATCCGGCTGTACAAATTCGTGGCGACTGAGGTTGCCGCTGAAACCAAGGCAGGCGATGAGTAAGCCGGCACCCACAGACCAAGAACGCCTCATGGAATACGTGCATGCCGCGGAACTCGAGCTGGAGCAGACCCGGCGAGCCCTGAGCGAAGCCCACCAGGCCTACTCCCTCGCCAAGCGGAAGCTCAAAAAAGCGCAGGCCGCCTACTTCGCATCGCGGGCGTATGAGCATTAACGAGGATCTGATCGTCCTGCTTTGGCGGAAGAAGCTGACGGCGCGGGAGCGGGCGGCGCTGAAACTGGCCCTGGCCATTCTGGGGGACGTTCCGAGGCTGACGAGCATGGAAGAATTCGGACTGCTGCCAACCAAGATCGAATTGCTGAATGGCAACCTGTTATTGACCTGCTACCGGCCCGAAGGCGACCTGATGAGTGGCAACCATGAGAGGGACATGGGAGGACACGGCCGATGATGACGCGAGACGAGCATCTCGAATGGGCGAAGAAAGACGCCCTGCGGTATTGGGAAACCGGCGACTATCTAAACGCGGTCACTACGATGATGTCTGACCTCGCGAAGCATCCGGAATTGGAACGCCATGCCGGGCTAAAGATTGGCGCCTTGTGGTTTATCGCTCCTGCTATGCATCAGGATCGGGAATTCGTTTACCGATTCATCACGGGTTTTCGATGAATTCCCGCCCCGTCTTCCTCCGACCCCTCGACGACCAGTCGTTCACTCCCTACCGGGAAATGCTCCGCTGGAAGAGACGCTTCTGGCTCTCTATTGGATTGTGGGTGGGCCTGGTCTTCTTCCTCGTATCCCGGCACTAACGTGGATCAGTGGAACCGGGCAGGCCGACAAACCAAGCCCCCATCCTCAGCTACGGCAACCGAGGCATAGGCGCTCACCCCGCCCGACCAAAGTCTACACCAGCCCGGCGGCCGCGCGCCACGGGTGATATGATTCCCCTGTCATGGCCGGTCGATACAATACGATTACGCTTGCGGTCAATACCCCGGTGCAGATCACCCCGCCCACCGGGGGCCATTTCAACTATTATTTTCAGAACGGCGCCGGCCACCTCTACATCAGCAACGCAAACACAGTGGGCGCGAATGCGACAAGCTTCACGGTGGGACCGAACCTGACGTCGCCCCCCATGATGGTCAGTTCCAATAAGCTCTGGATCGCGAGCGACACCGCTGGCCCCGTGTCGCTGCTTTGCGTGTCGGTCAGTCCTTGGGGTTGATTCACACCCACATAAATTCGACCTTCACCCAGTTGATGACGGCCGGGTTCGTGATCGACTTCGCATAATCGTAGGCCTCTCTCAGATATGCGGCGAATGTGGTCTCCTGGCCCTCTGGCCTGAACCTGTCGGCCTCGTAGTCATCAACGGTATAGACCCACCGCTTTGAGTATTCCGGCATCAGGGACGCCGGCAATACGCCCGCCGAAACGTTGATGAATGCCTTTGCGGCTTGGATCATGCTACTCCTTCAACAGCAGACGCGCGCTCCCAAATACTTCCGTGCATAAGGGATTAATCGCCTTGTGATCGGCAACGGCCAGGTCCCGGGTGAGATACTCGCGTTCCTGTTTCTCCACCTGGCCGGTGCACTCGCACATGGTGCAGACCCAGGTTATCAGCGGGACGTAGACCGGATCCGTCATGACGCGACCTTGGTCTCCGCGCGTTCCTCGTAGGCGAACGGTATGCACCGCTCACAGGCCCAGAAGACTACCTGGACCGCGGGCTCGCCCTGCTTCTCGGCGAGTACCTTCCAGGGAGCCGGCGAGCCACCGCAGATCCAGCACTTATCAATTGGCACGGTGGATGGACCTCTTCTTCTGGCGGATCCCTTCGAGGGCCTGCTCCACCAGAATCTCGATTTCAGGCCACGCCGGCGAGTGCCGCACGTCGATCTTCTCGCGATCGGAGAGTTCCCGCCATTGCTCATCGTACACAGAGACCGCGGCGCAGTCGTAGCAGACCGCGTGATCGCCTGGCCGCGGAGGCCGCGCGAAGCGATCCGATATGGTGAGGGGCTGCTCTGACCCGCAAACCGGGCACCGCTGCTTGCCGTCGCTATTCAACGCATCTCCCCAGCCAGGAGCGGCCGCCGCGCGTCCTTGCGCCTGGCGCGCGTCTCCCGACACCGTTGGGCCCAAAGTTTAAAATCATTCACTCTATGGCAGGTGCGACAAAGAGCCGCAAGGTTACTGTAGGCCTCCCCCAGATGGCTCGGGTCACCATCGAGGTGCGCGACCTCCAGAGGCTTCCAGGGACGCCGGCAACGCTGGCAGCACCCGCCGGCCCGGGTGATCACCGCGGGCCTCACCACGGTCCTCCAGGCGTGCCCGTAGTACAGACGCTTGATCTCAGGGGCGATCGGCATAGTCATCCGACACGTAGGGAAATTTGTTGTAGCGTGCCGCGAATCTGAGATTCCAGCGCGTCATCCACCGCTCGAGGCCTTCTCGAATCCAGCCGGCGAGTTCCCGCGGCCGGCGCCACATGGTGTGCACGTACCGGATGGCCTCGCCATGCATGGCCTCGGCCTGGTCCCACGTCGCGCACCGCTCCTGGTAGTCCACCGAAGCGCCCAGGAAAAAGATCATTGTCTCGAAAAGAAGCGGCGGGCCGTCGCCCCAGTTGTGGTTAAGCCCGAGAAAGACGGTGGAGACGAGGAAAGGCCCTCGCCACCACAATCCTACTCTGCGATCCGCTCCCTTCTCAAAGGCCGCCGCCCACTCGAGAAGTTCGCACGGGACGGGCGTCTGTCCGATCAGGATGTAGTGCTCGCTCATGATTTTTCAATGCATCGATCTGCAGGTCCGTAGCTTCGTAACCTTCCATTATTGGTTGAAGATGACTCGCCAACTCCACTTCTTTCGATGTTAGTTGCCGCTGGAGGGAGATCTCCGACAACTGGGCGGAGACGCGAGCGATCGAGTACTGATAGACGTTCATCGTGCGACCCCCTGAACCACCTCCGCGCACTGGAAGCAGGCACCATCAACAGATCCCCGCTCAAGTGATCCACCGCACTTCCAGCACACGGGCCCCGCGACGGTCGGCTCCGCGGGTTTGGTCTGCAGGAACTCCTCCACCAGTTTCGGTAACGCGCCGCAGTGTTTCACGCGCTCGAGCTTCTGGGGTGTTATCCATCTCAGAAATTCTTCGGCTCGTCTTCCCAGTGTTCTCAGGGCAGTTTCTGACTGCTTCCAGGTGGGGACGCCATTCTTGCCGGCAGCCTGCCACACGGCGACGTGCTGATTGTGGAAATCGGCCGCAGGGGGGCCTGAATTCGTCGTCGTCTGGCCCTCTAGGGTATGAGCGGAAGCCACGGAAGACGACGACGAAGTCGGCGTCTCTTCTCTATTCTTAAATACACTAATGATGCGCGAGCCGTTGGAGCTATGTACAAAGCCGTTTTCTGGCTGTGTACGCTCTTGAGTTTGTACATTCCCGACGAACTGCTGAAGATCGTCAGGAAGGACGAGTTGCAACTGCACGCACTGCGATCCGCGCTCGTGAAGATCCGGACGATGTTTCTTGTCGAGGCGTTTTATTGGGAGCCCAAATTTCAGACATGCGTTATCCTTGACCTGAGCGAACTTGATTCGGACAGTGGTGACGGCATCGGCGATGGCCTTACTCTCACAAGCCGTGATTGAATCGAAAGTGGAGAGCGCTTTCGCTTTATTTTCGCCTTTTAGCGAGTTAATGCTTTCAATAAGATAGGCCGGAAGGGGGCTGTGTACACAGCCCCCTTCACCTTTTGTTCGCCTAGCTCGAGCGGGGGCCTTTACCTCCCCGCAAAGATAGATCCTTCCCCTCTCATCGAACGAAATTAGCCCTTTGGCGGCCACCCGCTCCCCGACCGCCGCGGCATTCCTCTTGTGCCCGTAAAAACACGCCCGGGCAATCTGTCCCTGGCTGACCGGACTCCCGTCCGGATTGACGGCGAATGCGCTCCGATTCGGGTAGCCGATCGTGTGCTGGCGGATATAAGCGAGGTAGCGTTGCTCGTCGTCGTCGCTCGTCAAAAAGAAGAGGTACTGGTCAGGGGGTATAGGATCGTAACGCTTCGCGCCCATCGCTTTCATGAGTTCAAGATTCGGATCGATTGGCGGTACCATTACTCAGCCACCTTTCCCGGCGCAGTTTGCCTGATACAATCGCCCCTAGTGTCGCGACCCGGTGAAGGGGCTGTAGGAAACGAGGTTGCGCTTTTGCTGGCTGGCTCGGGCCCCGACACTGCTGTAGCCAGCCTGGGAAGGCTACCAGCCTTCGAAAAGACAACGTTGGTGTTTCGCGTCCTTCCCAGCGGCCTCGAATATATTAGAGCTCTCATCATGAAATCCTTCCGGCGCGTTCAAAGCGCGCTCTGTTGCCTAAAAATCACATTTTTTGGGATTGCGCTGAGGAAGGACTACAAGGCAGAATAGATCAGCGGTTGTAGATCACCTTGACCTCAGCAGAAGTGGGATTCTCACCTTTCGCCGCTGTGTTTGTCCTGCCAAGAAGAAGCACAGCAGTTGAGGTGTTGGATCTAAGGGGATCTGCAAGGCGCGGCGTAGTATTCGTTATCGGGGTGCCGTCCCGGTAGCACGGGACAAAGCTTCCGATAACGAATAGGATGTGAACTTCCCCCCAAAAGACCAGCAAAAAGCCGATTATTTGGCCACTTTGGTACCTTGTCGGGTCTCGCGCCCGACCGGTTTGCGCTCGATGTTATGACAACTCGGGCAAGGCGGCCAGTAGCCCGCGGATTGCACTCCTGCGCTTGGCTCAGGGTAGGGAGCTCGGCCGATGCGGAATACGTCAGGCGACCGGTACGTGTACCAGGCGTCTCTCCAGCCTCCGCGGTGAGGCCGCAGGATCGTGCCGGCAATTCCTCCATCGTCGCGAACTTTCGCAACCGAGAGGAATGACGTTTCCCATTGCGGGTCGGCGCCGGGCCGGAGCTGGACCAGGTTGCCAGGGCCGATGGCTTCGGTGAGAGGGGGGTTGAGAGCCGCGCTGATGGCGAGCCGTGCGCGGCGAAGAAGGGACTCGAGCATCTGGATTTCTTCCACGGTGAGCATCCCGCTATCGTGTCACCCGGCAAATTCGGATCAATCGGCAACGCCATAAATCCCTCTCTCGGACATCGATGTCACGGTACTTAAATTAACCAAACACTGAATGAGGGTTGCGTTCGAGGTGGGAATTACCGCAGAATTGACCTTGTAGCAAGTCCCGGTCTCGGTTGACGCAGACTTCTATGTGCCGGACGTGTTCGTTGATCTTCCTTCCACGGTGCGAGCAACGGACAGGGCTTCGGCGTCAGGATCTAACTTAGGGCGGTTCACAGGCTACGAGGCTCCCTGGTAATGCGGGGGGCCTTTTCTGTTCTTCCTTGCATGCCGCTCCGAGTTGTCGATCGTCTGGAATTGTTCTACACCCTTTCACAAGGTGCTGAGATCCCGGCGTAGTGAAAATGCCGCTTTTGGGGGCGGCTACGCCGGGAATCTCAATCCTTAAAACAACTCCCCAAGCTGGCCGGCCCGGGAAGCCAAGGACACGATACCACAATGCAAAACACTCGCCAAGTGATTCTTTTTCTGTATAATTACTATGACCTGCGTTAGTTAACGGACGGGAGAAGACATTCTCTCTTCCCCGTCCGCTCCGCGCCCGGCGCTCTGAGTTCCCCGACAACAGCATCCAGCGAACCCCAATCAGCCAATACGATATCCCCGCCGGCGAGCGGTGACAAGGGGGGAACTGCGATCATCTCCGCATTTGCGTGAAGGGAAAGCGAAACGGATTTTTTCGCCCGTCGTTCCAAGTGCGGGCGATCCCCTATTCGCCCGCGGAAGTGGCTTGGATGTCGCCGGCGATCGCCTGAAGGTCCGAGACTTTGACCCTCCAGCAGTCGCCCGGCTGGGCCTCTTTTCCTTCCTCGACCCGCGCCTCATCGCGCAATGCCGGCAGCTTGCCGGCGAGAATCCGCGACCGCAACAGGCGCCGCGACAGGCCGACTATTTTACTGGCCTGCTCGAGCGACACCCACTTACACATGATGTAAACGGCAGGCCCATCCACCGGCGCTATCATGGCATCGAAATTCGTTACGATCGTCCTCTCGCCATGCTGGGGCGGCGACAGGATCTCTATCATCTTCTCGCGGTCGCAGGTGTTGATGGCCCGCAGTTCCGCGGCCTTCGATTTCTTGGCGCGTTTGGCGGCTAGCCGCTCGACGTCGGACCTCAAGAGGGTCTTGGCGGGGACCCCGTTCCATCTGGCCCCCTTCGGTGGGTTGGTTTCAATGATGCCCGCAGCGCAATACTCGAGCACCCGGCGTATGGACAAATTGAGGGAGGCCGCGGCCTCCTCCTGGGTAAGCCACTGTTTTTTTTCCACGTTAGTTTGCTCCGAGGGGACACTGGGGACGGGTCTTTCCCTAATCCAGGCCCGCTTGGAAGAGATTAACACCAGCTTAGTTGGTTAGCACTCCCCCAGAGAGCCTAGACAGTCCTATATGGCCAGAAGATTGATCCCATGTTCCAAAAGATAGGCATCCCCCAGAGGGGGCAGAGCGAGAGTGCGGCCCCGCAGACCCGCTAATCCGCGGTCCTCTTCGCACTTCCCAAAAATTGCCCATTTTCCCGTCTTTTCTGGCATATTTGGTATTTTTCCTCTCGCAGTTTGTAGGGGATTGTCCCGGTGGCTCATCTGGTGGGCCTGCAAATGTAGTGTTGCGCGTGCAAAAGGGCTATACTCCTCACCAATGGACCGCGCGAAGCTGATCGACGAGTATGGCGAATTATGCCGCCAGCTCGATGCGATCAAGCCCGCCGTGATGCGCCACAAGGAGCTCGGGTCCATGTTGCAATCCTGGTACGTCGATACCCCGGCAGATGAACCGGTCACCGCCCAAGGCCGCCTCTACACCCTCCAAATCTCCCCGCGCGACCACCAAACCACCATCAAAGATATCCGGCGGGTCTACCGGGTCCTCGGCGTAGCGAAATTCTTAGAATTGTGTTCCATCACGTTGAAAGCAGTGAAAGAGAGCGTTGACGCGAAAGTGTACGAAGGTCTGGTGGAGACCCACCGGACCGGCTTCCGCACATTGAAGACAGTGCTCCGGGCCCCTGCCAAGCAGGAACTCGAAGTAGCGTAAGGACTCCCCCTCGGCAAAAGCTTGCCGATCCCCGCGTGGCTAGACACCCGAATTTCGCCCAGAGCCCGAAGCGTGCCGTCCGCATCGTCAACCCGATCGGCGGGCCCGGCTACACGTCTGCCAAACAAGCGATCCGCTTCGTCCAGCAGGGACGCGCGCGTTACGTGGACGAGACGTGCATCGAGATGATAGCGGAAGACTACCGTCACCTGGCGGCCGGCAGGATCGAGCCCCCGCCGCGGCCGCACTCGCCGGCGCCGCCCGAGGTGAACTATATGTACACAGGCCCGGTCAACCTCCGCACTTTCGCGCCTTACCCGGACGCGCTGGCGTTTGTCTATTGAGCACTTATGATCGAACTCATCATAGTCCTCGTGATCGTGGGCCTGGCCCTCTACCTGGTCAACACCTACGTGCCAATGGCGCCCCCGGTCAAGACCATCTTGAATGTGGTGGTAATCCTCATCCTCTGCATCTGGCTGTTGAGAATGTTCGGCATCACCACCAACACGGGGCTACCCAAGTGACGGTCGCGGAACTGCGGGAGAGCCTCTCGCACTTCGATGAGAACCTCCCTGTTTTCATCCGCTGCAATTGGGAGGGCGACGAGCCGGCCTCGAATGTCTTCGACCCGCGGATGGTAACGCAAGACATGGATCACGACACCACCGAGGACTTCATCTCGATCGAGTGCGACCAGGAAGTGTAAGATTGCAGGCATGAAAGTCGCCATTTACGCACGAGTAAGCACCACCGATCAGGATTGCGAGATGCAACTCCGCGAGCTCCGCGAGTATTGCGAGCGCCGCGGGTGGGAGATCTTCGGGGAGTTTGTAGACACCGGCTTCAGCGGGAGCAAGGCGAGCCGGCCGGCACTCGACCGGTTGAAGCGGGACGCCCGGCTCTTCCGGTTCAATTGCGTGCTCGTCTGGAAGCTGGACCGGTGGGGCCGCAGCATCTCCGACTCCCTGGCTGGGATTCAGGAACTCGTCAGTCTCGGGATCCGGTGGGTGGCGATCACCCAGAATCTGGATACTGACGAATCCAACCCCATGTCGCGATTCATGCTCCACGTGATGGCGGCCTTCGCCGAGCTCGAGCGGGAAATGATCCGGGAGCGGACCAAGGCCGGCGTAAAGTCCTCTCGCGCCAAAGGCACCAAGTGGGGCCGTCCAGAAAGAGTCTTTAAACGCGATCTGGCGGCCGAGATGCGATCGGCAGGAATCTCCTGGCGCGCAATCGCAAAAGAGCTTGGAGTGCCCTTTACGACCGTCAGAACCGCAGTAAAGGGTGTGCTAAAAGTCGAGCAGCAATCGGCATGAATATCCGCTGAAAACAAGGTAGATACGGGCCGCGATTCGCGGTGCCGGAAACTACCGTCTCTGGCACACCCAAAACAGCCCCCGCCGGCGTAAATCCAGCGAAATCAGCGCAGCAGAAAACCAGCAATCCGCAGCATGGCAGAGCTGAAAAAGGCGAAATACGAAAAGTTCGCGCAATCCATAGCGAAGGGCCTAAACGCAACACAGTCTTACATTTCCGCGGGTTACTCTTCCGCCGGCGCCGCGCAGAGCGCGGAGAGATTGCTGAGAAATGCTGAGATTACTAAGCGCATTTTGGAGCTGCGCGAGACGATCGCCGAGGCCGTCATCGCCGCCGAGATCGGGAACCGCAACGCGCGCGTCCAGGAGCTTCAGCACCGGTGGGAATTGATGCGGCGGGTGATCGAGGAGCGCGGGAAGCATGCGGACTTCGCCGAAATACCCGGAGGCACCACGGGACTTCTGGTTCGCGATTACAAAGGCAAGGATGCCCAGCAGCCCATCTACCGGGTAGACACCGGCATTCTGGCGGAACTGCGATTACACGAGAAGCAGGCCGCGCAGGAGCTCGGCCAGTGGAGTGAAGAGAAGGAACCGGGCGCGCCGGCCGTCGGCGAGCGCTTCACCGGGACTCTCGAGGAGCTTTTGGTTTTGTACCGGCGCGTGCAGGTTTAGGGCTTTCCTCGTCCTCAATCGCGTAGGCCACCCAGGCCCGGTTCCCGTCGTTCACCACGTTTGCGAGTCGGAGGTATTGCCGAAACATACTGCCATTGTTTGCGGCGGCCGCGGCGCCGGCCGCATAACCCAATGCCTGCACAAGTAATTCGTATTGATCCTCGGTGAGTTCGACCGTCACCCCTTCAGGCGTTCGCTTCATCAAGGTCTTATCTTCCTCTCTTGCCGACAGTATATGCCCACTCTCACCGCCCCCGAAATCGAAGACATGCTCCGCGGCTTCGGCGATCATGCGAAGTTCTGCTCGCATCTTCAGATTCGCAACAAGGAAGGCATCCCGGTCCCCTACCGCGCGTCGGCCGCCGGCCAGAAGCTCAACGCCTCAATCCGCAAGCAGGAGCTCTCTGGCGTACCGGTGCGCCAGGTGGTCCTGAAGGCCTCCCAGGTATGGATGTCCAGCTCCGCGGCGACCGAGATCTTCCGGCGCGTCCCGTTCTTTCCCGGGCGCCGCGCGCTCATCCTCGCAGACTCGCAGACCCACGCGGACCTGGTCTTCGAGTACTACGATCAGTTCATCAAGTCGTACTCCGACAACCCCTACGGGAGCGAGTGGAAGGCGGCCGTCGTCCTCCCGTATCTCGAGAAGGACACCAACCAGCACCTCCGGTGGGCCAACGGGAGCTCCATCCTGGTCGGCACCGCGAACAACGTGGACATCGGACGGTCGGCACCGTTCAATTGGGCACAGTTGAGCGAGGCCGCCTTCTACCGGGCACTCGGCGCCCTGATGACGGGACTCATGCAGCGGGTCCCGAACAGTCCCGATAGCGGCGTCATCATCGAGAGCACACCGAACGGCGAGGGCGGCGACTTCTACGACCTGTGCCAACTCGCCATCAGCGGGAAATCGGGCTGGGCGTTCGTTTTCTTCGCCTGGTGGGAGCACTACGAAAACCAGATCGAGACCAGCCGGCTGGGCTACAAGGACGACGCCGCGTTCCAGGCCTCGCTCGATCGCCTCGAGATCCAGGAGCGCGACAAGTACCGGCTGACGCTCAAGCAGCTCGCCTGGCGCCGCTTCACGCTCGAGACGTCCTGCTCAGGCAAGGTTGAACGGTTCCGGCAGGAGCACGCGGCGAACCCCCAGGAGGCCTTCCAGGGGCTCGGTCGTACCATCTTCGACCTCGGGGCCCTGTCGCGCATGCCGACCGTCCAGAATCCGACCAGGGGCCACCTCAAAGTCTTCACGGTGGGCCTCGAGCGGAAGGTCCAGTTTGTGCAGGACGAGGACGGTCAGGGCGAGCTCGCCGTCTACCACTTGCCCGAACGCCACAAGCACTACGTGGCCGGCGCCGACCACGCCGAGGGAATCGACCCGAGCGCGAAGGACGGCAACAGCGACCCCGATTACTGCTCGATGACCATCCTCGACGCGGACACCGGCGAGGAGTGCGCCAAGATGAGCGAGCGCTACGAGCCCCGGCCGTGGGCCGAGATCGTGTACTGGCTCGCCCGCTTCTACAACTGGGCATATGTGGTCCCTGAGCAGAAAGCCGTCGGGAAAGCGGTAATTGGGCACCTGCTCCAGATCGAGGGCGGGTACCCCCTCGAGCTGATCTATTCCGCGGAGCGCGACCCGAGCGATAGAAGGCCTGCGCTCCTGCAGGAGCTGGGGTTCGACACCAACACGGTACTGCGTCCTGTGTTGGTGTCGGCCCTGGATACCGCGATCCGCGAAGGTGCGATCAAGATCCACGATGCCGCCACGATGGTTCAACTCCGCACCTTTGTGCGCAAGCCGAACGGTCGCGAGGAGGGCGTGCGGCACGATGACGACGTCTTTGGCCTGGCCCTGGCTGTGGTAGGCCTGCCCAAGGCACAACGCGCCTTTGCGTACCGCGAGGCGCGTCAAGGGACCTGGGCAGACAAGCACTTGCGCCAAACCAACTACCGCTACCCCGAGAGGGGCCAGCAGGACGACGACGATTGAACAACTGAGAGGAGCAACATACGCATGCAGCAAATCGCCTGTATTCTTTTGGTGCCCGAGGGTAGTATTCCCGGCGCGCCCGTCGATCCCGGTTGGGGCATTCCAGGACCGCCGTATCCGCCGCACGTCGGCGGTGGCCCGATGCCAGGCCGACCACCGCACGTCGGCGGTGGGCCTATGCCCGGCTGGCCTCCGCACGTCGGCGGCGGGCCGATGCCTGGACAACCTCCCGTCGATCCTGGTTATGGCGTACCCGCGCCGCCACTTGGATTCTGGGGCGGTCTGCCGCCTAATTACGTCGGCGGTGGGCCGATGCCGGGATTGCCTCCCGGCTACGTGACGGGGCAGCCGCTACCTCCCGGTTGGGTCGGCGGACCTCCGAATTGGGGCATTCCTGGCCCGCCCTACCCGCCGCACGTCGGTGGCGGACCAACTTATCCCGGCGGTCCCGTAGATCCCGGCTACGGCGTTCCGCTTCCGCCGGTCTTCATCATGCCGCCGATTTCTCTGCCGCCGGGATCTTCACTTCCGCCCGACCAGATCTGGCCGCCCGAGAAGCCGGGAACCTGGCCACCCAAACCGCCTGATCCGGGTGACCCGCCCAAGCCGCCCGAGGTCGTTCCGCCCAACAAACTGGCCGTCCTGATTTGGGTCATCGGCGTCGGCTACAAGTGGGGGATCATCGACAAGCCCCCGGACACCAAACCGCCGGACACCAAACCGCCCGAGGCGCAGCCCAAAAAGAACATAGGGTAAGCGCGACACCGCGCCGAACGCCCGGCCCGCTGTTTTTCCGCCATTCTTTCCAGCGGGCCGGGCCCACTGACGAATGCCCGACTCTGACGCCGAGTTCCTGATGAAGATCGCCAATCTGCTCGACCAAATACCGCGGAAGGGGGAGCCTGAGGCACGCACCATTACGCTTACCGATACCTTCGCGCGCGAGCTCGCGAGGGGACTCCGCAGGATTGCACAGCGCCTCCAGAACCCCAATGCCTGACTCTTACCAGATCGCGCTCTCCGATGCCGAGAAGGGCCGTCTGGTCAATCGCATCGAGCTCGACTTCCTCGAGGCGAAGTCCGCGCACCTCGAGCGCACCATGAGATTCGCACGTTACCTCCAGCATTGGGAGAACCGCGTGGATCCGCCGAGCAAAGGCGACGAGCTGAAGCCGAACATGCGCGTGCCCCTGACGCAGTGGCAGGTCTTCAACAAGATCGCCCGCGACTTGCAGGCCCTGATCGGAGACGACGCCGAGATCACCGCGCGTCCCACGGGCCCGAGCGATGCGGACCTCGCGCAGAAGGTCGGGGCGTACATGACGTCGCGCATGTTCGACCAGATGGAGATCTTGAACCCGCTGTGCGTGTACCTATTCCAGAGGATCCTCTACGGGCGCGCGATCGCCTACCGCCCCTGGTACCGGCGGGAGTTCGACTGGCTCGAGAACGGGGTAAAGAGCCGCGTGTGCGATTACGAGGGACCCGGCTTCGTGAACCTCCTGCCCGACGACATCATGACGCCGGGAGAGCGGGGCGTCCAATCGATCCACGATTTCAGCTACTGCATCCGGCGGGTCCGGGTCACAGTGGACGAGCTGCAGCGGGGCGACGGGAACCTCTACCAGGGGACCAGCAGCCCGGAGTTTGTGAAGCGCGCCCTAGGCTGGGCCCAGACCGGGTGGAACGACTACACGCTGGTGAGCCAGGACCCCGTCAGAACCGAGCAGGAGCGCAACGAGGGCATAGCGTACGACAACCAGAATTTTCTCTCGCGCCGCGGGCTGTGGGTGTGGGAGTGGTACGGGAAGTGGCGCCCATTGCGGCGCCAGACCGACGACGCGCCCCAGGACGACATCGACCTGCGACTCCCCTTCGAGGCCGACTGGGTGGTGAAGATGATTCCCGGACTGCGGGAGATCATCGGGTGCCAGGACTTGCTCGAGCTCTACCCGAGGATGCGGAAGCGCCGGCCGTTCTGCGAGACGTCGCTGATCAAAGACGGGACCTACTGGTCGCAGGGATTCGGTTCCCTGCTCGAGTCTCTCGAGGACGAGGCCTCCGCAAATTCGCAGTTGCTCACCGCGGCCGGCGAATTGAGCGTCTGGCCGATCATCTTCTACAAACTCACGAGCGGCATGAAGCCGAAGAAGATGACCCTCGAGCCTGGCGCCTGTATCCCGACCGAGGACCCCGGCTCGGTGAACGTGATCAACCTCCGCCCGAATCTCGAGTACAGCCTGGCCAAGCAACAGGACACCTTGGCGATGGCCGAGCGCGTCACCGGCATCACCGACCAGTCCCTGGGACGTTCGATCGACCGTCCGAATGCGCCCCGCACGGCAACGGGCCAACTAGCGCTTATCGAGGAGGGGAATGTCCGCGCGTACCTGGATAGCACCGTGCTGCGCGAGGACATGGAGCAGATGATCGCGGACTTCTGGTATATGGACTGCGATTTAATCCCGCGCATCAACCCGGACGGGACCGAGTACGGCGGCATCTGGTTCCGCGTGACTGAGAGTGCGAACGCCCCGTTCGACACGCGCAAGGGCGGCGCCTACATGACGCCCAAGGAATTCGGGGGACGGTACGACTTCCGCTTGAAGTTCGCGACCTCCGCATTCTCGCGCGAGGCCCAGGCCCAGAAGACGCTCTCGTTTTACAGCCTCGCCGCGCAGAACCCGATCGTCATGCAGAACCCTCGCGCCAATTGGGTGCTGTTAAATCGCACCGCGAAGGCCTTGGGGATCCTGGACTTCAACAGCGTGATTCCGGAGCCGCCTGATCTCGACGAGCCGATCTCGCCTGACCTCGAGTGGACAAAGATGCTCGAGGGAGATCAGAACGTCCAGCCGAATCCGATGGACAACGACCAGATGCACATGATGATCCACATGAAGCAACTGGCCGAAAGCAAACAGGATCGGGACCCAGATATCCAGGCCGAGAATTTCCTGATCAAGCACATTATCGAGACCCGCCAGCAGATTGCGAGCAAACAGGCGATGCAGGCCCTGACGCAGTCGCTCATCCAATCGATTCAGCCTGGCGGAGCGGGTCCGGGCGGGACGCCGGGCGTGATACAACCCGGCGGGCCTCCTCCGGGCTTCGGCGCGCCCCCGGGAGGCATGCCGCCGCCTCCTGGCGGGCCCCCCGGAGCGGGCGTACCGGCGCCGCCAGAGAACCCGCCGCCGAATAACGCGGGTGGCTACATCATGCCGAGCCAGCATGTGGGCTCTAGCGCGGCACCGGTCGCGCAGAACGGGATGCTATGACGCCTGATGACCTCGAGCCCAACGAGCAGCTCGACGCGATCGAGGAGTTGACGCGCTCTGACGGGTACCGGCTGGTGGCCCAGAGGATGGAGTTTGTAGTGGGACAGAAGCAGGTCGCGCTCGAATCGGAGTACATGGTAACGCGCCCCGATGACGCGAACTACACACGCGGCATGATTGCCGGCGTGAAGCTCTGCCTGGATCTGCCGGTGAGGATGCATACCGAGATTCACGACGAAATCAAGGAAAAGACGAGAAAGGTGAGGTAACAATGCCGTGGCGATCGAGCGACGTAGCCGGAAAAACAAAAAAAGCGACGAGCCCGGTAGCGAAACGCCAGTGGGTCCACGTCGCAAACCAGCTCCTGGCGGCGGGGAAGCCCGAGGGACAGGCGATACGGGAAGCGAACGCGGTAGCGGCGCGCAGGAAGAGGAACCAGTGATGGCGAAAAAAACTACTTACGAAACCGATGAGGACCTCGATCGCACCGTGGCCGCGGTGCACCAGGACAAAGGCGAGGCCCGCAAGATGATGGCCTCCCTGATCGCCGGCGGATTGCTGGCCGCGCACGGGATCGATGCGGGGGGCGCCACCCCGCAGTACATCGCCAAAAAAGCCCTGGCGATCGCTGACGCGATTGTGAAGGAAGTTGACTCACCCGAGGATGACGGTGAGGGGAAATGGGTGACTACATGACAAAAAGAAACGCGCCGCCACCGGTGGACGACGACGAGAGCGAGGCAGCGGAGCCCGCGCCGGCGCCGGCCCGCGGCAGGAAGCGGGGCAGGGTAGCGCCCCCGGGAGCCTCCACCCCGCAATGGAAGAAGATCGCGGCCGCTATGGCGCCGAAGAAGTAAATGCATGCCGCGGTGATCATCGGCGAACTCTGCCCCGGGTGCCAGAAGTACCGGAGCCCCGTGGACATGATCCCGCACCTTGGCTACACGCAGTGCGTGTACTGCGAACTGCGGCACCGCGAAGCTCTCCACTGCCTCGCGACCGGGACGCCACCGAAAGAGTGTTCCGAGTGCCACACACCGTGGGAAGAGTTCAGGGCCCGCGGCGAGAACAAGATGATCATCCACATGGAGGCCGGCCGCTACAAGTTCATGTGCCTCGCGTGCAACGAGGCCTACCTGCCGAAGCGCAGAGAACTATATGGGCCGACCGAGTTTGGGTGGAAGAACAAGCTGCGTTAGAGGCGAGCTTCTATGGCCCCATCTTCTGAAAATTCGTCGCGTGCGGGGATGGCCAGCCACTCAGCGGTGAGAAGCTGCAGTTCCGCATCATTGAGGCCGCGGCGAAGGTGGAGACACACAGGCTTCCAGAATTCAACAGAATCGCCCATGCCGACGCCCTCAAGCATTCGATCCAACCGTCTTCGAGCCTCGCGGCGCACGCCTTCTCCCCACCGCTCAGTGCTCACGGGCCTGCTGCCGGTCCACCGTGCGATCGAGGCGTGCCACACGGGCCGCCCGGAGTTCACCGTGAGTCATTTGTTGACGGTCAAGATGAGGGACCAGGGCAAATCGATTCGGCGGAACGCGGCCGGATCCGTATCATTGGCTCGGGCCAGAGGATTCGAAATTGCATAAGCCTGCATGCCAGTCATAGAGAAAGTTTATGCCAGAAGATGAAGGCCTTGAGTTAGAGGGCCAGGAAAAACAGGAACAGAAACCGGAGACGGTCACAATATCCAAGGCCGAGTTCGACCGCATGCAGCGGGAGACTCAAGAGGCCCGTCAATCGGAGCGCTTCTGGGCCGACCGGGCCCGAGGGAATGGGAACGGCCACGCCGCAGCTCCGCAGATCACAGAAGAAGAAGAGCCGATCGAGACCGCGGACCTCCTCCCCAAGCCGAAGAAGGTCACGGGCGCGGGCGACGTGGACGAGGCGATCTTCAATGACCCGGACAAGTGGCTCGAGGCGATCGCCAAGGGCCCCAAGGCCATTGAGGCCCTGGTAAAAAAGCAAGGCTACGTCAACGCCGAAGAGGTCGCGGAGATCGCGTCCAAGGTCGCAAAGCGCACGGTGGACGTGGAGCGCGGGAAGATCAACACCGACGCCCGCCTGATGAATGCCTTCCCGGACCTCGCCGACAACAAGAGCGAGCTCTTCAAGGCCACCGCGGAAGAGTACCAGGAGCTGATCGCGTTCGACCCCTCCGCGCAGAAGTCGCCGGCTACCCTCTTTGCGGCCGCGAAAGCCGCCAAGGCCAGGCTCGCCGCCGCGGCCCCGAAGCGCAAGGACGACGAGGACTACGAGGAGACCTACGATCGCGTGGAGACCAACCGCCGGCGCCGGGTGGAGGCCCAGGATGGCTCACGCGCCGGACGCGCGGCACGCGACGAGGATAGCGACTCGATGGGACCCCAGGCCAAGCAGATCGCCAAGATGATGGGCATCACCGAGGACGAATTCAAGGCCGAGAAGAAGAAGACCGACGCGACCAGGAGGGCAGGACGTGCCTAAAGGGAATTTCATCGAGAACGCGGACGACGCCGGCATCCCCGAGAGTCCCGTGCTACGCGAGCCGCGGGAAGATAGCCCGAACCCCGTTCTTGATTGCCATGTAGGCGGGCAACTGGTGAGAGACATGCCGATCGAGAACCAAGGCCGGATCCTCTACCAGCAGACCGACGAGGGGATCGCGGAGTATAACGCCGGCAAAGAGCCGCGGCGCGTCCAGGTGATGCGCGACGAACTCACCAAGGGCCTCGATCACCGGCGGGACGCGGTCAAAGATTTCGGGATGAACCTCGGCGAGGCCCCGAATAACTTTCGCGAGGCGATGGAAAAGCACATCAAGCCGGGCATGAAGGGCCGCTTCCTCTCGCCCCGTGTGGTAGACCGCCGCGGGATGCGCGGGTGGGAGCCGGTCCTGGACGAAAAAGGCGAGCAGGTCAAGGTCGGCAACATGTTTCTCGGCCAGATGTCGGCCGAGGCCGCGAAGACCCGCAACAAAAAGGTCCGCGAGTACGGCAGCAGGCTGCTCGGACAGGTCACCGAAAACTACATGCAGGAGGGCGGGAAAACCGCTCTCGTTGACAAGGATTAACAGTCTCGGAAGCGGGGGCCGGGCCTCGTTTGGGCAAAATCTCGGGGGAGGTTCGCTCCTACGTACGAGGCGCACAGTCCCCAGCCCCCGCGGCCGGGAATGAAATTTGGTGGGCAGGAAATGCGAAGCAAGCGTCCCATATCGTGGCCACAAGCCCAATGGGGGAGCCGCAGGGCCTCTGGCGGCAGTCTTCGCTCCTTTGAGGCAAGACCGTATCGTTTGCAAATTTCTCGAAAGGAGTGAATGAATGCCAAATATCAACAACCCGATCGGGTTCCGCCCACAGATGCGGTCCCAGGCGGGTGGTTTCGGTGTCGGCATCGGAGCCCATAAACTTGTGGGACTGGCGGCAGCCCTCTATATTGGTGACGTCGTCACCAAGGCCGCGGGCGGCACCAAACCGACTGCCTGCATCACCAACGTCCTCACCCCCGGCACCACGCCGGCGTTAGGCTCCGTCCTCAACTGGGGCCCGGCCTCAACCGCCACCGACCACAATGTGGTCCTCGCGAGCGGCAACCAGGTCTTCGAGTGCCAGGGGGACGGCACAGGGGCGGTTTTCCTGGTAGCCGCGTCGATGTCGAAGAACGCAAACTTCGCGCTCAATCTGCCGGCCATCCCGGCCCTGAAACTCTCGGGGCACTGCCTGTCAGAGACAAGCCTCGCCGTCACCAATACCCTGGACCTCAAAGTCCGGAAGCTGTGGGAAGACCCCAACAACGTGTTCGGGGCATTCGCGCGTGTTGAAGTCACCTTCAACAACCTGGTCGACGCGGACCAGAAGGCAGGCATCTAATGATGTTCCGCGGTAGTTTCTCGGACTTCTTCGACACCACGATGCTGCCGGCGTTAAACGCCAAAATCTGGAAGACCTTCAACCAGAAGCAGCAGCTCTACAGCAAATTGCTGTTTGTGGACACCACCACCCGCATGATCGAGCAGTTCGGCCAGATGGCCGGCGTCGGCCTCGCGGTAAAAATCGCTGAAGGCGCGGACACCCCGGTCGACAACTTCGTCCAGGGGTTCAACAAGACCTTCAAGCCCGCGAAGTTCGGCCTCGGCATCGCAGCTTCGCAGGAGCTCGTGGAAGACGACCAGGTCGGCATCATCAGCCGGCGCGCTGTGGCCCTGGCGAATTCGATCAACCAGACGATCGAGATCCAGGGGGCATCGGTCTACAACAACGGCTTCGACGGCGTGAACTTCCCGGGCCCCGACGGGAAGGCCCTGTTCGCGGTGGATCACCCGCTGGTGAAATCCGGCGGCGTGCAGACCAACCTCGGTCCCGCGGCCGACTTGGACATCGCCTCGCTTGAGAGCGCCCTGACCGACTGGGAACTCACCAAGACGCACGAGGGATTCCTGCAATTGCTTCCTACGCCCAACGTCCTGGTGGCGGCCGCCAACCGTTGGAACGTGGCCGAGATCCTCAAGTCTCAGCAGCGATCGGACACCGCAAACAACGCGATCAACGCCTTCAAGTACACCGAGCAGGGCGGGACGCTAGACTTTATCATCTGGTCCTTCCTCACCGACCCGGACGCCTGGTTCCTGGTGGCGCCGTCCGCAGAGACGGAGACCATGTGGCTCTGGCGCAAGCAACCGTACACGAAAAGCGATTTTCTGGAGATCAAGGAAATCGGGTACGTGTTCATGAGATACCGGGCCGATTTCGGGTTCTTCGGCTGGAAAGGCGTGTATGGCAATCCCGGGGCGCCATAGACCCTAATTCTCCCTAGCAGCGCTAATGGGGCGGGCTTGCATAAACCCCGCGGGCCCGCCCCCTTTTTAGGATCCAACCAACCACTGGAGAAGACATGCAACCAACACGATTAACGAGTTTGGAAATCAGGCCCACGCGCGGGAACCTGAACGCGGTAGTGGGGGCGCACTCCTCCCTCACGGTGAACGGGAATTTAGTCGCCTTGACGGACGCCCTCACGCCGGTCTTCAACGTGGCGATCGCGCCCGGCGGGACGGCGGGCGGCATCATCTTCGCCACCATCGAGGCCGGCAACGGGACAGACGCCCAGTCTCTCACCAAGGTAGCGACGTTCGCGGCGGTCAATAAGGGCGGGACCATTACCGCGACTTTCACCGACGTGACCGGGGCTGACGCATTCGCGGCATCGGTCACCCTGACCACTCTGACGGTGGCCTGGACGGAAACGCCGCATACCGGCTACTTCACCGTGAACCTCACGCCGGCCGGGTCATTGACCGAGACGATGTACGACGTGAGTTTCTTCGTTCTGTTGATGACCGGCGGCGGCGTGACTCCGCTCTAGTCCGAGGATACCCATGCAGCCGACACGATACACCAAACTCGAAATCAGGCCCACGCGGGGCAACCTGAATAGTGTCCGGAATGCAAGCTCGGCCCTCACGGTGGACGGCAACGTCGTCGCCTTGAAAGACGCGGCAACCCCGGTCTTCCAAATAAACCTCGGCCCGCTAACTACGGCCGGCGGTATCATCTTCGCCACGATTGAGGCCGGCAACGGCACTGACCTCCAGTGCCTAACTCAAATCGTCACCTACGCGGCCGTCCGTAAGGACGTGATCAGCTTCGTCACCATTACGGAGCTCGCGCCGGCCGATGCGCTGGCATTGAGCCTCGGGACCAGCACGCTGACGGCGGCCTGGTCGAATATCAACCCGACGCCCGGCGTAATCACCGTCCAGGTCACGCCGGCCGGGTCATTGACTGAAACCATGTATGACGTGTCTTTCTTCGTTATGGCGATGAATGGCCAAGTGAACGGGCTGTGACGCTCGGCAACCTCCGCCTCCGGATGCAGAAGGAGTTCCCGGGCCTGGACCCGGACATCCGCGAAGGCTACATCTCAGACCGCTACACCGAGATTCTGGAGGAGCTCGCCTGGGAGCGTCTCACCAAAATCGGGATGATCCAGACGATTGCCCCGTACCAGCTTGGAACGGTGACGGTGGTAATGGGCTCGCAGTCCGTTGCGCTCTCTGGCGGGACTTGGGATGGCACGATGACCGGGAGATTCTTCCGCGTGGCCGGCGACAGCGCCTACTACAAGTTCACCTACACGAGCCCCACGGCGGGGATGATCGACCGGCCGTACGAGATGGCCAACGCGACGGGCGCGAGCTACACGATCTTTCAGAACGTCTACCCGGTTGCGGCCGATTGCCGCATCCTCGCAGATGACGCCTTCTCCACCATGATGGCCGGCAATTTGACGCGGCTCTCCACGCAGGAGTTCAACAACTTCGACCCCAGCCGGGCCTGGGTCGGGACGCCGCAGAGCTGGGCGACGTTCATGGATGACTCGAGCCTGCCGCCGCCGCGGATGCAGGTCCAGTTCTGGCCGGCGCCCGACACCGTAGTAGGCATCCCGTACGAATATACGGCCGAGCTCCTCCCGCCGGGCGGGACGAGTGTCGCGTTTGTGCCTTGGATGTCCCCCGATTCGGCAATGGTCGCGGGCGTCCAAGGAAAGATCAAGGCCTACCTGAAGGACTACACGGGCGCCGAGTTCGCCAAAGAAGAGGCGAAAGACGCGCTCTCGACCATGCGCGCCAATGAGGCGCGGCGAAGCGAGCACACCCAGCTCCAGCTCGCCACGATGTACACCCGGCACCGTCTACGCCGCTGGTAACGAGTCATGACAGCGCAAGAGATCATCAACCGGGTCATGCAGCGCACGGACGACGAGAACGCCGTCCAGGCATCCCCCGCGGAGCTCCTCGCTGCCGTGAACGAGGGGCAGGAATTTGCGTCAATCCTGTCCCTCTGCCTCCAGACCGAGGTCCCGCTTGTCTTGCCGGCCGGGGCCTCGTTTGGGAGCATCCTCACGTCGTTCCCGGACTACCTGTGCCCCCTGCGCCTCGCGACCACGAGCGGGCGCCTCATGCCTTCCACGCTCGCCGACTTCGATGCCGAGGACGACTCCTGGCAATCCACAATCGGGACACCGACGCGCTACGCGACGATGGGATTTGACCTGATCGCGGTAAACAAGCAGCCGCCGGCGAATATCAACGCCGCCTTCATTTACGCCCGTTCCCCGGTCCAGATGGCGCCGAACATGACGCCTGAGATTCCGGAGGAATACCACCAGAGCCTGGTGAAGTTCGGAAAGTACCGCGTCCGGGTCAAGGAAGGAGCTCAGGGACTCTCGCGGGCCGTCCAGGACCTCAACCGCTTCCTCGACGACATGACGCGCCTGGCGGGCTGCGTGAGGGCCCGCAGCAAGGCCGCCAAGTTCGATACCCTCCCGATCGAGCTCCAGCTCTTCGACAGGTCCCGCCTGATGCCGACGGTGGGCCCGGCGCAAAAGGCCGCCGCATGATCAACAGCACCGACGTCATCACGAGCATCCTCCCGGACCTCCACGCGGCCGCGATGGCCGACCTGGTCTTCTGGGACCAGGACAAGCTGATCAATTGGGCCGATGAGTGCATCAAGCAGTTGGGGCGCCTGGCGCCGGTCTTCACGATCCGCGACACCAGCGTGAACACCTCAGGAAGTGTCCCCTCCTATAGCCTCCCCCCGCGCCATGTGGCGACCATCCATGTGAGCCTGGGAGCCGTCTCGTTGCGGCCGTCTAATATCTCTGAGCTCGAAGCACTGGATCCTGACTTTCAGTCAGTCCTGGGGGCACCGGAGCGCTGGTATGAGGACGCATTGGATGGGTCCGGTGCGCTGATCGGATTAGCGCCCATTCCCACTGTCGCGGCGCCGCTCCCGATCGTCTACGCTTCGTTTCCGCCCCAGCTCGACGTGGGGCAGGTGAACACGATGGTCCCGGCGCCGCCGCCGGTGAAGGGCTACATGGCGAATTACATCCTGGCGGAGGCGCTGCAGCAAGAATCCGAGGCCGAGATGCCCGACGTTGCCGCTCACTGCAAAGGAAGACTGGCGTTGTATGAGCAAGCCTTCCAGCAGTACTTCGGAAAGCTCTGAACGATGACGATGGAAGAGCAGATCCAGTCGAAGACCAACGTGGAGTGCCCCATCTGCGGCGGCCACGGCTGGGTCTGCGAAAGGCACCCGGATAGGCCGTTTGAGAGCGGTGGTGCGCGGGACTGCGACTGCGGCGCGCCTGGCATGCCGTGTCGATGCACTGGGATGAAGTGAGAAGCGAATTTCACAATATCGTAAGCGGTTGGACGCTGATCAGCGGCATAGATGATCTGACCGACCGTATCGAACGCGCCGGCGAATGGACGAAGCTGAACGGTCCTCTGGACCCAGATGAAGAGGCGACGATCAAAATGATGATCGAGTCGCAAATTGCCCGCGGATTCTTTGGTGATGAATGAAATGGCCGCTCAACCAAAGGAACTCCAAATCATCCCCGGTGGATTGAACCTGGCGGCGCCGGGAGACGCGATCCCTGACGGGGACTGCCTGGACCTCGGCGGGTTCTTCCCGGGAAGCGTGGGCATGCTCGAGCAGGCCGGCGGGTGGACCGCGGCATCCTCCGGGTCTCACGCCGGCGCGCATTTCCACACCCTGTGCCAGACCTCAAACCGCCTCTACTTCGGGGGCACGATGGGCGCCCTGTGGCGCAAGACCGGCACCGCGGCCGAGACCACGATCGATTCTGGATACGACGGCTACCCGCTCGGCATCATCGCCTACCAGGGCTACGTCTGGGTCATGAACAAGACCAGGCAATCGAGGGACAACGGGACGACGGTAAGCGCGTGGACCCCGCCGCCGCCGGGACTGCCGGTCGTAACCAATCACCCTGTCCCATTAACGGCGCTCTCGGTCTACCAGTGCGTCCCCGCAAACCAAGACGGGCCGAGCGGAAACTACCAGGCGATCAACATGCTCACCTCCGAGAGCCTGGCCGGCGTTGAGGTGGGCGGCATCATCACGATCGCGGGCATCACGGCGCCGGCGGGCGCGACTGTGATGAATGGCTCCTGGCAAGTTCTGTCAATCCTGCCGAGCAGCCCCAATAGCACGGTCACTCTCACCGCTCTTGTCGCTCCCGGTAGCGTCCCCTCGGCGGTAAATGACCCCGCGGTGACGTGGACCTACTCGAGCGCGGGCCAGCCCTTCGGCGAGCACCTATACTGGATCACCTGGCAGTTTCAAGACCTGGGAGAGAGCAACCCAAGCTCGATCGGTACCCCGCCGGTCATCACGCCGGCGAAGGTCACGGTGAATGACGCCGGGACCTACAACGAGATCGACATCGACGCGCCGGGCGCGAGCCTCCTCCCGCCGCCCGCGGGCGTAATCGGGTGGAATATCTACCGGCAGAGCCCGGACATGCCGAGCGCGTACCGGTTGAATGAGTTCGTCCTCGACATCACGCGGACCTACGTCTACGACTACGGGGATTCGATCCACCGGCATGACTCCGACTACCTGATCAACGGCCTCGGCGCGATCATGGAGGGCGACCATGACCCGGCGCCGGCCGCCAGCATCACGGCCAACCAGGTCTATAACGGTCGGATCCTGGTCGCTAACTCCGCGTCCAACCCCAACCGCGTCTGGTATACCCCAGCGCTGCAGCCGGCCTTCTTCCGCGGGTCAGGCAACCCACAGGCAGGGGACTGGGTGGACATCGGGACCGATCGCGACGACGGGGTCCTCTTCATGGCGGTGAAGCCCGGACAGGTCACGGTCTACCGCCAGAAAAGCATCTGGCGCATCACGGGGGACTTCGCGGACCCGAGCGGGCGCATTGACCCGGTGGTCCCCGACCTGGGCGTTGTGGGCCCGCGCGCGGTGACCTGCACCAGCCTGGGCGACTACTTCCGGGCCCCAGAGGGCGTCTACAAGTTCAACGGGGACTGGGCCCAGAAGATCTCGGCCAAATTGGATCCGGTCTTCCGCCTGGCCGACCGGCCCGAGAATTTCCCGCTCGAGGACCCCACCCAGACCGTCAATTGCGCGCTCGGGTTCCACGCGGGGCGACTCTGGGTGAGTTACACGATTCTCGGGCAGACCTACAACAGCCGCGAGTTCATCATGCATGTCGATACCGCGCGGTGGTTCTCGCGCACCATCGGCCTCGGTGCGTTCCTCGACACCGGCCCGGGCTTCCTCGGGGCGGCGATCGACAGCGTACGGAACCTCGAGACGGGCTTTGTGGACGGGCCGAACCCCACGCCGGTAGTCTTCCAGAGCTCTTACCAGAATGCGGGACTGCCCGACCGGGAGAAGACGTGGAGCGACCTGGTGATCACGCACAACACGGGAGGCCAGCAGCTCGCCATCACGATCCGCACCAACAAATTCCAGAAGACCAGCGACTCCTTCCGGCTCGACGCCACGCTGCTCTCGAGCGTACCGACGCGGAGCATCTTCCCGCTGATCTACCCGAGCAACTACATCGGTCCCGACGGGACCAATGCGCTGGTGGGACTCCCGATCCGCTCTTTCAGCCTCGCGGTACGTATCGACGGGAATGGGGTGCCGAATACCCCCGATATGTCGCTTGAGACGCCCATCATCCTGCACTACTACCTCGAGGCCCGCACCGGGCAACTCTTCGACTCTGACGAAACGGACCACGGGATGCCGGCGGTAGTGAAGGCCATCGACATGGTGGAGTTCGATATTGACAACCGGCTCTCCGCGGACGCCCGGCTACAAATCTATAGCGATGTCCCGGGCGGCGCGATGGTCCCGCGGCTCCCGGTCGGGACGGGCCTGGTGCTCCCCCAGACGACAACGCGCCAGGTGGTACGCATCGTATTGCCGAACATCATCGAGGGGAAGCTCCTGCGCTATGTCGTCGCGCTCTCCTACAGCGATGCGCCAACGGCCAATTTCAATCTGTATGGGATCCGCGCGCGGGTTACGCCCATTGGGGTTTACTGCGACGGCTTGATTACGGAATTCTTCGATACCCGACCGATCCCGATTGGAGTGTAAATCATGGCATTCAGAAAAGTCGCCGAATTCAAGGAATGCTCGTTGCAATACCAGAGCAACGGCCCCGCTACGTTTGAGTGGTTCACCGACATGCCAGGCGGCACGCTCGCCATCCGGAATACGACCACGCTCCCGACTACTAACAACACGCGCGGGACCACCACGATTCCACTCGACGGAATTACCGGCACCCAGTTTTACCCCTTTATCTCGCCTTCAGCAGCAACTCAGTTGAGGCTATTTTCTGGAACCGTGTACTTGCGTCCCATTGGCGTCTACATCGACGGGTCACTCGGCGAGATCTGGAGCACCCCTCCGCTTTCGATAGGGACCTGATGGAACTGGTCTGCCTCTTCAAAATCGTAGAAGTCTTGATTGACGCGCCGGCCGGCTGCACGCTGGAGTTCTGGACCGATCTGCCTGGGAATGCGCTAGCGCAGCGCTCCCAGGCTGTAATCGGCGCGACGACTGGCCGCCACCCGTACCGGATGGTCCTCTCGGGGGCGACCAAAGGGAAACTGTATCAGTTGAAAATCTTCCCGGCGGGTGGCGTGGGGATGAGCATTTTCTCAGCGAAGGTCTACGCGCGTCCGCTCGGGCCGCCGGCGCTCCCGTGGGCCTGGTATACGGTTCCGGGCATCTTCCCTACGCAGGATGACTGGTCCGAAATGAAGCTCCCGATAGACCCCACAAGCGACCTATACACCAGCCTCAAACTGCCGATCGATGAGACTAGCGACGTCTTCGCCAGCATGAAGTTGCCTATTGACCCAACGGCGGATACGTACACGAGCATGCGCTTGCCGATCGACCCGACCGCAGATACTTACGCCTCGATGCAGCTCCCAGTGAAACCCACGCCCGTCGTTCCCGATTGGGTCAGTTTGCCGGTAGACCAATAGCATGGGATCCGCGAAAACCGCTCTCGTCCTGCCCATCCTGCCGATCTCTGGCGTACCGGACGAGCTTGTCCGCGTACTGAATGATAGATTCCGGTCCCTGCACCTCGCTGTAGCGGCCGGCGCCCCGACGACAGTGGTGAAGGGCACCCCAGGGCCTCCGGGCGGCCAGGGGCCCCCAGGGACGCCGGGAACGGGCACCGGTCCGGGCGCGCCCAACGTCCTCGCGACGTCCACCGCGGCCGTCTTCTACGCGGCATCGGGCAACGGCCAGGTATTCGGCTTTCAGGGACGGATTGACCTCCCGACAACGGACCCGAATTTCGCGGCCCACTTCGCTCGCGTAGATGTCATCGCGATTGACCCGAGCGGCGGGTCGCATATCGTCCAGTCTTTTACGGGAGACGCCATCACCGGGACGTCTATCGCCTATAGCGGCGCCGTCGGTCCCCAACCCCTGGCAAACGAGGTCTGGAGTGTGGCCTTCCAGTGCTTCGATGAGCTCGGGGCCCCGACAGCGTCCCCGTTCACCATCACGGGACTCGCGGTATTCCCGGCCGGCGTCACCGCGGTCTCAGGCGCCGAGGTCGCGGGCTCGCACTTCCAGGACCGTCTCCAGGGACTGCACTTCGCGGTGGACCTCACGGCCACCACGGCCCACCTGCAGTCTCCCGTAACGGTGACCTTCTGGCTCGATTTCTCGGACGGGAACGGGTGGACCTGGCAGGGGTGGTTCCGGATCACCGGCGGGACGGGTACGGTGCGGATCGGGGAGCCGAAGCCCGGCTCTACCAGCATGGACGGGGACATCTGGGTACCTCCACCGGGCCGCCAGCACTGGAAGGTCGCGGCCTTCCCGGGCGCCTACGCCAAGACGTCCACCTTGCCGGCGGGAGCGGTCACCAACACCTTCGACGTGACGCCGGTTGGCCTCTGCACCCCGTCCGATATCACGGGCGCCCAGTTCCTCCCGAACCCGGTGACGAACGCCATCATCACCTACATCCTGCATGACCCGGGCGTCTACAACTGGGGCTACTACCAACTCCTTTACACCCAGCCGACGATCGGCGTGGACCCCTGGTACTGGTTCAGTTTCGTCTCGATTCAGAAGGGCCACACCACCAACGGGACCTGCACGATCGTGAATGGGACCTCGCTCACGGTCACCACGGGCCCGGCCCTGACCTCCGCGGACGTCGGGAAACTGATCTATATCGACCAAGGCGGGGAGCGGACCATCGTGACGGTGTCTAGCGCGACCCAGGCCACTATCAGCCTCGCGACGGCCAACGGGACCTTCCTGCCATTTGAGATCTGGAATCCCTCGCCGGTGACCGCTACCGACGACGAGGGAATCGACCAGCACCCGGACCTCTACCACGGGCGTTGGCACGCGGTAAGCGCGTCGTTCCAAGGCGGAGTGACATCGACCCCCGGCTCCGCCGTGACTTACGTCGGCGCGAAGCCCCCCGACTGGACTTTCCCGCTCCTCAACAATCCCGACGGGACAGTGAATATCAACCGGAAATTCCGGTGCTGGATCTGGTGCGCGAGCCACCTCAACGATTTACTGCCTGACGGGACGTGGCCACCGGTCCCCTTCGTCTTGCAGACGACATGCTGGCCGAACGCCCAAGACCACTTCGACCTGCAGCCCGCCGCGCAACCCCCGGCACTCGACCTGACGGTGAGCAACCCGGCCACGATCTCCCTGCCCTTGACCGGCGGGAACGGCTTGCCATTGACCGTCAGTTCCGGCGGCATCACCGGCTCGTACCTGGGCCCGCAATCCGTTACCTCGACCAAGATGGCGCAGGACGCCATCACCGCGGCCAACGGGGCCCTGGCCGCGAATGCGGTGGTGGACAGCAATGTGCATGACGTAAGCATCGCGAAGTTCACCGCCGGGACCAACGTCTTTAGCGGAGATGTCATCCTCTCGCGGGGCATCAGCTTGCCGGTCTTGATGCTGCAAAACACCGGCATCACCTTGTTTGGCCAGTCCGATGCGAGCGCGGGAACCGCCGGTCTATTGAGCAAGCCCTACGTGCAGATTCAGCCCGCGGGCATCAAGCTGTACTCGGGCTACACCGCTCCGCAAACTAAACCCGGCTCGATATTCCTGGACTCGGCCAGCAACGCGATGACGATCTACAGCGTGGATTCGGACACGACTCACCCTTACTTCACCGTGACCACCACCGGGCTGACTTTCGTCAACGGCGTTTGCAGCGTGGCGATCAACAGCAACGCGATCAACTTTACGGACACCGGCAACCACAACGCTCTCACGATGAATTCTGCTGGCCTCACGGTGGCAAGCGGATCTTCGAGCCCACCCAATAACCAGTTGGTGATCACTTCCTCCAGCATGCAATTGCAGCTCGGAGGCCAGCCGCGGGTCACGATCGACGGCACCACTGGCATCACAATTTCTAATGGCGGCGCAAGTAGCGTCATCATCAATGCCAATACAGTTGCTATCGCTCAAGGGACACTCCTTTTAAACCTCAACGGTGTGACCACATCTATTGCGAATACCGCGAGCGCAGGAGCGGCCGGCGCCGGGATCTTCGTGAAGGACAACGCGCTCGGGATTCACACCGTGATGACGCCCTACGGGCTCTTCGGGATGAGTTCCTCGAATTCGGTTTACTGGGCGGTAGACATGGCCCAGACAGGCAATGCGCGGGGGGCCCTCGGTGTGGTTGACCCAAGCAATGGAAACACGGTGAGCCTCGATCCTGATAATGGCGTGTTGATCAACGGCACGGTGGTCATCAACATGACCGCCGCGTTCATCGGGCCCAGCGTTGCATCTCCCACCATCGAGGCTACGACAGCCTCCGCGCAACTGAAAGTCAACGGGCAGGTAGTCTGCCAAGGCAATAGCAACAACTGGCTGGGCGGATTACAAAGTCCTGGCGCGCAAGTCTTTGCCGGGGAATTCGGGATTTATGGAACGGCGGTCGGCTGGCCGCAAACAGCCAGCGGCGGCTCGGGTCCCGGCGGCAGCGGTCCCGGTCTGCCTATGGGGCAGTACGCAACCTTCGCCACGGGAGATGGGCGCACCGTTTACGTACAGGGCGGCTTGATAGTCAATGTGAAGTAGGGCCAATGGACCAGATAAACGAGTACGTCCTCACCGACGATGAAAGGGGCATGCTTCAGCCGCTGATGGATGCGGAGAAGCAAATCCAGAACGAGGCCCAGGTCTTGCTCCGCTCCATCATCCGTCTCCGCAAGTTAGAGGGCGACTGGCGCTTTCAAGACGGCAAACTGATCAAAGTGAATACGAACGGAAGCACGGGCAACGGAGCTGCGCACCATCCAGACGAGGTACTAAGCAATGCCTCTTAGCCCGGTCTTTGTGATGCAGTCGACCCCGGGACCAGCGGGTCCCCCCGGACCTGTGGGGCCTGGCGGGCCTACGGGTCCCACAGGCCCCCAAGGGACGCCGGGCCTCACCGGTCCCCCGGGACCGACCGGGCCGCAGGGACCGACGGGCGCCACCGGCTCGCAAGGACCGATCGGCAACACGGGTCCCACCGGCCCCACGGGTTCGACCGGGCCGCAGGGTCCCCCTGGCGTGGGCTTTGTCCCAAGGGGTGCGTGGGTAGCGGGAACCACCTACGCGCAAGGCGACCAGGTAAGCTACGGCAACACGCTCTATATCTCGCTCTCGAGCGGGAACACTGGCAACAACCCCTCGACATCCCCGACCTTCTGGGAGCCCGTCGCGGGCATGGTGGACCCGACCACCACGCTCGGCGATTTGATCGTCCGCGGCGCGAGCTCCTCGCAACGTCTCGCGGTGGGAACCAACGGCCAGGTCCTGACGGCCGACAGCACACAGACATTGGGCGTACGTTGGGCACCGGCGGCCACAGGTCAGACACCTTGGACGCAGGACATCAGTGGTGCGGGATACCGGCTGCTGAACACAGGCAACGTGGGCATCGGGAATTCTTTGGTGACGATGCCGGATGCGGATACCACCGATATCCGGCTGATCATGGGGTCGGTGGCCGCCGCCGGGGGACCGCTCTCCCAACTTACTTTGGCTGCGAACGCAAGCTCGGCCAATGCCGGTCTTGGAGTAATCAGCTATGCCAACTACAATCTGGCGACTAGCGACAAGCGTATTGCAGCGATCAACGGCAGTACGGATCCAGCGGGAATAAACTCTGGGATGCTTGATTTCCTTACCTGGAATGCAGGCACCCCAGCCGCACGAATGCGCATCACAGCAGCGGGTAATGTAGGTATCGGAAATATAAGCCCAGCCTATCCATTGACAGTCGTAGGTACGACTTATGTTGACTCTTTAGCAGTCAGCCAAGCTCCAAACGCCAACGCAGCCGCTAGTGGTTACGTCGTGCAGGTGAATCAATACGACTCTATTCTTGCCGGAGGCATTGGCGACAACCTCGGATATTATCCCGTGGCCGGGACAGGCAATTGGCGCTACCCCCATAATTCAAGCCAGATGTCCTGGATATTTACTACATCGGCGAGCAATCTTACTCTTTATACGGCCCCTGTAAACTCTGGTGCGGCGGATGCAGTTGCTTCGCCCGTAACCTCAATGGCATGGTTGCCAAATGGCAATGTCGGTATCGGGACGGCAAGCCCAGCGGTAGCGTTGCAAGTGGCTGCGGACGCTTATCGACAGCTATATCTGACAGGTGCCAGCGCCCCAACGACTAGCCAAATGCGCCTTGGTTTCGACACCAGCAACAATACCGGGGTTGTGGAGGTGTTATCGAGCAGGTCTTTACTGCTTAACCCCGCTGGTGGCAACGTGGGCATCGGGACGACGAGCCCGTTCAATTTATTTACGGTTGCTGGCGTTTCACACGCGGCTTCTGATGCAAATAGTGGTTCTGGATCATTGTGTATCTCAAGTCAAACTGGAGCGAGTACAGATGACAATCTTTTGATGGGAGTGCACACCGGCGACTATTCGTGGATTCAAGCAGTTAAAGCCGGGACTGTCACGCGCAGTCTGGCACTCAATCCTCTGGGCGGCAATATCGGCATCGGGATGACGACCCCGCAAGCTCCGTTTACCGTATATGGACCATCCAATAATCCATCGTTGACCGCAGATACCGAGGCCGTGTACTTCGGTTTCGCGAGTATTGTTGGATTGGGTTTCGGGTCGGCTACTGGAACGCCATCTTATGCCGTGTGGATGCAGACGAAGCGAAAGGACAACAGCAACCAATCTGATCAATTGGCAATTAATCCGTTGGGCGGTAATGTCGGTATCAGGACGTTAACCCCCGCTTATGCCCTCGATGTCGCTGGCGATTGCAATCTCTCTGCGGGCAGCGTGTACCGCGTCAACGGTACGCCCATCGCGACGGGCGGCGGCGGCATCACCGTCCAAAGCAACGCCACCGGATCCCGCGCATTCAACACGGTCTATCAGAACACCACGGGCAAGCCAATGTTTATCGCGATCACGGTGACAGGTTCTGGCGGGACCGGGATGAGTTGTTTTACGGATTCGACCACAAATCCCACGCAGGGGGTTGCGGCTGCAAGTAACATTAACGCTACCGGTGCCAATGTCTTCTGTAGCTTCTGGGTGCTCCCAAACAACTACTACAAAGTCACCGGCTCAAGCTCACTTAATTTCTGGATTGAATGGTGGTAAAGGAGCCTTATGACTTACGAAGAATCAGCAGCACTCATGCAGGACTTCAATTTTCGCGGGCGCATCAAGGTTTCCGCGCTCAAATACGCGGATTCCATCAGCAACGAGCCCAACACCACGCCTGCGCATGTCACCCGGCAGCGCTGGGCCATCAACACGATGCAGCAACCGGATGTCGTCGCGCAACAGCTCCAGCCGCCGACGGTGATGGACGCCGCAGTCCAG